TACGATGGTATTACTCCATCCCCTCCCGCGCCAGGTCGGTCGCCGTGGTCTCCAGCGGCATGTGATGTTTCTGCCCGTCGATCGTGATAACAACCTCCCCCTCCTCGATCTTGTCCTCGGGCTCGGCCGGCGGCATCTTTTGCAGGTCGTCGAGGCCGTCTTGGATGAAGAGAAGCACCTGCGCCATGGTGCGGCCGTCGGCGGTCAGGTTGAGCACATGGCAGGCCATGAACAGGCTGAACGCCGTGCAGAGCATGACGCCGGTATTCTCGTGCATCTTCTCAGCGTAGACCACGGCTGCGGATTCGATGTTGTTCTGCTCGCGGGCCTCCTTGGTAAAACAGACCTGCCTGCGGAAGAAGATGCCCCCGGCCAGTTCGTCGAATTTCTCCTGGTCCCACCTGCGGGCGTCCAGGTTGCTCTTGGGCTCCATGTACTTCCACATGCAATTCAGCGGCACCATGAAGCTGCGGCCCATCGCTCCCTCGCGGTAGAGCACCATGGTCGGTTCGTAGTCTTCGTGGCCAGCATCGGTCATGACTTTGATGTGGTCGAACCGGCGCTTGAGGCCTGACAGGTGGTTAAGGTGCGCCATGGGGTGCCTCCACTGCTATCGCGTGAGGTCGCCTGCTCTTTCCGCTTGCCCCGCTCTTTATGGTTGTCGTTGTGAGTTTGAGTGGCCCGCGCAGGGTGAGAACAGTGTTATTACGGCAGAGAAGTTGGAAGTATGACCCCACTGGGCCAAAGCCGAGGTGCCGGAAGACCCCGCCCGAATATCGTATACCTTCGATGGTCAGCACGTCCTCAGCCTCATCATAGCTGAATTGCAAGGATTTGTCGTTAGCCATGGTCCCCTCCCGCCACGTCGATGACCTCCCGCATGCTGTCGCGGAGGAGCTGGACGAGAAGGAGACTTGTGAGCGAGCTCTCGCTGATACCAGGCAACCCGCCAGCCTCCTCTATTGCAGCCTGCATCTCGGGGTCGAACACGTCGAGGGCCAGTGCTTGTAGTTTAGCCATCCCTGTCGCCTCATCCATTGCACTTTCTCCCCTGTAACCGCCCCTTAGCGGCATGGAACGCCTTGCCGATGCTGTTGGCGTAGGCGATGCTGTTGTAGGTACCCTGGTCGGTGGAATACTCCCACGTCTCGCCGGAGCTGAATTCGACCTGCATGGTGCCGGTCTCGGGGTCGAAGCCCATGGCGTTGATCGCGCTGCTGTTTATTACTGGCTGCATGTCCATCGGTGTCCCTCCTGTCTGAATTTACGCCTGTGGTTGACTCGTTAGATGCCAGTCATGGCAGTGATCGCATTTGTAATGCCAGAGCGGTACGTCGCCTGCCTTGCTGGCCCGGTTCTGCGCAGTGAGCGCCGCCTTCTCGGTTGCATGCCGGGGCTTCTTCGCCTTGCGGCAGTAGTCCCGGCGGGGCTTGGATCGCTTCACGGTGTCCTTGCGGACGCGGCTCACCGTGACCTCCACGAGCCCTTCTTCGGCTCCTTGTCGCGCCAGGATGCCGCGGCCGTACTATTGGCTTTTGTCTGTGCTATGTCAAGCCCCGACATGACGAGATACCGTGTTGCGTCCATGAGGTGATCGTTTTCCTTGACAATCTTGCCGTTCTGATCGCGCCGATATATCCGGAACTCGTTGAACCAAGGAGCCAGGGAACGAAACACCTTGAGCCGCCCCGTCGTCATCCTGGACCAGACGGCATAGATACCAGCCTCCACAGCGTTATTAGCTGGCAGGAGTTTGAGCCCACATTCCTCGCCGGTATAAATCGCCATAAGTTGCTCGCCGTCCTTCTGAGCTCGTCCATTAGCCGCCGGATCAATTACACCAGGTATCCATGCTCCACGGGCTTTGATCGCAGTCGCGTGAAGCACAGGCTCGGCCTTGCCCTCATAGTGGCATGAGCCTAAGTGCAGCACGTCGCTTTCTCGGTCAATGGCGCCCCATATTGCGGCCGTCCGGTTCCACCCCACATCCATGCCGTAGGCCCGTGCCCAATGATCGGGAATTTTAAAGTCGTCTTCAACAAGCCTTTCTTCATCTACCGGATATATCGCCCCGCTGCCGAGCTGAGGAGTCCCTTTGGAGCGGGCTTCACGTTCGTGCGGCGGGATCGCGGCCATGAGCTGCTCTTTTGTCTCTCGGTCGAGGTGAGGGACATCATCCCATCCAGCAAAAACAACAAACCGACTCAGTATACCGACATCTTCCGGCTTTTTACCACCGGGCATATAAAGCAAAACCACGTCCGAGAGCCCTTCGAGCGGCGTGAACGTACACATCACCATCCCTTTACAGGTCATGGTTCGAATGAGGCCTTCAGTGTAAACGTCGGCGGGAGGTTCCTCGTCATACCAAATCAGGTCTTTTTCTGTGCCTTCGAATGCCCCGCGGCCCTGGTCATAGCTCTTGAATCCAAGGCGCGATATTTTCCCGGTGGGGACGTGCCGGACTTGCACCGTATCGATACAGTTGGCTACGCTGCCCGAGGCGCTCGTTGTGCCGACAATATACTCGCCGGGGATAACTCCTGTGCCCCATTTGGATCTTTGCTCTGGTGGGCCGACCAACTTGGTTTGGATGATGTCGCGGGTAGTCTTTAGGGTCTTGCCTGCACACCAAGCGTCTACCGGTCGGTCAAACCGTCTACCAGGCCACCAAGTGGGATAGATACCCGTCAGGTGACAAGTCATTTCATACCCGCCGATGGACTCGGTCTTGCCGATACGGTTGGCAGCGATGATAGCCCGCTCGCGGTAGGTGGCGCCGGCTTCGAAAAATTGGAGATGTTTGGGATATTTGTGGCGGGCGAATTCGCCCTCGTCGGGGAAATAATCGAGGAACTTACGCCGGGCGTTGCGACGGTTTAATTCTTCAAGTAGCAGTAACAGGTTAATGTTTTGTTCGCGCTCGTCGGCGACCATTGCATTATCCGTTGATGATTCTGAGGTGTGGTATTTCCTTGAGTCTTGGGATTACATGGACACCCAAACGGGCCATTTCGGCGGACACTGCCGCCTGCAGGTCTTCGTCCTTCATCTGCTCGTAGCTGTGTTTGACGTTGAGATCAATCTTCTCGGTGAACATGCCGAGGTGTTTACCGATGAGCTGGAGCGCCTGATTTGCCCCTTTAGAATCGAATTGCCACACGTCGCGGCCCTCTCCGTCCTGGACCTGTACCATGGCCTTCTCGATTGGATCAAAGGTCATGACGGGCACTTTTTGCATGCAGCGCTGCGAAACTTCAATCAGGTTGTCGAGCACCCACCGCGCGTCAATCCCCGCCTGTTCTGCCCTTTCTTCTTTGAGCTCTTGTACGGCGAGGGCAACCTTTGTATTGGCGAGGAGACAAGAAGCTTGTACATCTGCGGACTTGGGCGAGTAACCAGCACGAATAGCGGCCTGCTTGCCATTAAGATCGATGAGATATTCCCGGACAAAAGCCGCTCTTTTCGGAATTAATCCATATTTTTCGAGGTCTTTGGTATCCATAACGCCGTCATCCTCTGAGTTTTCTGCCCAGAAGTCAACAAAAAAATAAAGTGTGTGATATTGGGGGCTTACAAGGTAATACAGCCGTCAGAAAACTACGTAAGTAATAAAATCAATAAGTTATCTATTATACCTTACGGAGCAAAAAAAGTCTTGTAAGACAGTATTTTCGGGGGTTTACGGTTTTTCTGGCAGTTATTAATTAATAAATAAAATAAATTATTTATTATTAGGGGTACTCTTTTTTTGTAAGTCTCCCTCTTTTTGTTCCCCCCTCTCTTAATTTCTTTTTCCCGGCGTAAGGCGTAAGTTTGTAAGGTTTTGGTGATTTATGTAGTTAAAACAAGGCATTACACCCTTACACATAATTATATCAATTCGTACAGAAAAACGTAACACGCTGATTTTTAGCTCATAAGTAATTTATATTAAATCGCTTGACAGGGGCATAATACTAATATACTATATGTATAAAAATGGATTGGAGGTTAAAAATGGGACGAAAAGCTACGGGAAAGTGTGTCCGGCCGGTGATGGTGAATTTGCCGGCGGACCTTGGCGAGTGGGTAATGTTAGAAGCTGAGAGAAAAAAAAGCTCCATGACGAGCATAATTATTACCGCATTAGAACATCATCGTGGGCCAAAAAAACTTGAACGCCACTATGTACCACCGACAATAACAACCCCTGATGATCGGCTTTACGACCAGTTTATGGACATCTACATCACCTGCGGCGGCCATAGCGGACACGACAACATCGCCATAAAACTCGGTACTGCGCCGGAAAAACTGCAACAATACATTGATCGTGAATTGCCGGTTAG